TTGCATCCCTGCAAAGTGCTTTTGTCCGCCGGGTCTGTATAATGCCCGATACTTGAAACGTACAAAGGCAAGCCCGCCCTAAGCATCAAAATCGCATAGGTAGGCAAATCGCTCTCCAAAGCGGGTTTGTGGCCACCGAAATAGCGCAAAAAGCCGCGTTCGCTGGTCATTAATTGCGGCTTTCCATGCTCCCCGCGCTGCGTAGGAATCTGTACCATGCCGATACCGTCCTTCGGCCCGGCTTGCAAGCTGCTCGCGTCCGTGGCGTTTACGGAAATTCTTGGTGATTGCATAATTTATTGTTGTTTTAATGGATTCAATATAAATTCTATTTCAGACATTCCCGGCACCTGCGTAACGGTTTGCGGCGTTATCCCTACGTGTTTGGCTTGGTATTGATAAACCCTTTCTATATAGCCCGTGCCGCTCAAATCTGTACTGCCGGGCGACGGGGCGATAAAAACGGCCTGTTCATCGGCTATTACCGCCCGCTCCCCCGCCGATATTTCAATCGGTTCAAAGTATTTTCCCATATCGAAAAGCCCCAAAACAAAAGCGGTGGCCGCGCGTTCCGTTCCTACAAAATCGGTTATAAGCCTGATTTGATAATCAATATCCCAAACGGTTTGCGGCAATGTTATGCGGTCAAAATAACCTTCGCCTTGCTCTTTGAAGACGATTTGGCCGCGCGAAATGTTAGCCCGCGCGGGGTTCATGGCTGTTCTTTCCACGATTATATTGCAGCTTTTTATGTTTGCCCTGCTCGTATAATTGGCCGTTGAAAAAACCTCGATTATAAAGCCTTTATCGGCCACCACCGCATCCAAAGCCGCATCAAAAAGCGTTTGGTTTGTAGGCGAAGCGGGTAAAAAGCTATCCCTATCCGGGAAAAACCCCGCATCTATTATAGCCCTCTCAAGATAGTAGGCGACGGTATAATCTATGTTTTCGATTGATAGCATAACCGTATTAACGGAAACCGCCCCGGCTTGTTTATTTTGGCGTTTGCGGGTTTTATTTTATATATCATTAGGAATATTGATGCAAAGCCGTTATGTTTGCAGTGAACTTAACCCAATATCAAAATGATAACATTGAAAGAAGCCTACAAATGCGAACATTGCCGCAAATTATATGAAATACAAAAGGCGGCAAGCAAGCATATAGAAAATTGCACAAAAAACCCTATCAACGTGCGCCCTTGTTTTGGGTGCAAGCATTTCACTAGCGAAGAAGCGTATCTTGCCGGCAATGAAGTTCGCGTAAAGGCTTACTATTGCAACAAAAAAGAAGTGTTTTTACATTCTCCAAAAAGTCAGGCGAATGGCAAAAAGTACGAGTTTGAATATACCGAAAACGTACCTATGCCAATCGAATGTAGCGATTGTTCGCCTTTATTTGATACTGAAAACCCTTTTGCATAATGAAAATCAAACTAGAGCTATTGATAAACGAAGCCCCCGACGGGCGGGTGTTTCTAAACTATTGGGATTGGCGGGGCGGCGACGATGTTTGCGCCGAAATCAAAGATGGCAAGCTGCTTGCTTTTACCGACGGGATAGGTGAACATGATATTTCCTTGCAAGATTTTATCGACGCGGTGAAGATGGTAAATAATTTTTAATGACCTTTTAAATAACAAAACAAATGGAATACCTAACAAAAAAAGAACAATACGCCGCCCAAATATTGGCCGGTATCGCCGCAAATCCTGCAATGCTCAATAATGACGAACTCCCTGACGAATATTTGCCTATTCAAGAATGGGTAAAATTGGCGATTATTTTGGCAGAATCTTTAGACGCGGCTATTCGTATATCTAACCGGAAAAGTTAGGACATGATTAATAAATAACCAAAAAGCCCGCAAATCGCGGGCTTTTTTTATCGCAAAATGAACGGCAAATCGCCGCCTTTGTGGAAAATATCCCTCCTAGCTAGATTCCAGTACGCTATAATATCAAGATAAGTAGGCGATTTGCCGCCCAGCTTTTGTTTGATGCGCTCCTTCGCCTCCACCACAAAGTTTTTTTCGGTAATCTTGTAGTCGATATTCGATAATTCCTTTTCTATTTGCAGCCTTACCGATTTATCGGTAACACAAAATTTTATTTTCCCGTGCTGTAAATCGTCGCGGAGTAGCCAAAGAATCTGCTGCCTGACAGACGAAAAAGAGTACAAAGGCCGGCCTTGCAAATCGTTGGGGATAAGTTCTTTTATAGCCCCGCCGCTCACCGACAAAACATTATAGCCGTCGTTTTCAAAGGCGTTCAAAGCGGAAACGCCAAGCCCCACGGTATCCAAGCCCACGTTTTCGGATGCTACTTTCATATCGGAAAGCGTAGGCAGCCCGTAATCGTTGTATCCGTTGTTTTGGATATAATCAGCCCCGTACATCAAATTGTAGGCTATATGCGAAGCGTTGGGGCATTGAAACTCCTTTATGAATGTCAGTACGTTTTGCTTCCCGTATGCCACGCCGCCCGCATCGCCCGCGACGCTGTTCGCAACGTCCACGCCCGCCGCGTTGTTTGAACCATCCCAACCTGCGAAGCCCTCCAAAGAATCTAGCCAAGCCGCCCTAATCCATTCCAGCCTTATCAATGAATGTATGGATTGAGCCGGGCAAATGCCTCGCACGCGGCTGTCAAACATAGCCGAGCCTTCCCCGAATTGCGATGCTTTTTGGTTTATGCTGTTTTGGGAAACCGCCCCGGAAATAACATCTTTTTTCAATACTATATTCGGGTGGTCATAACTAGAAATGCGGACTTGCTGTATATTTTTGTTGGAATTGACGAATAAACTAAGGGTATCCGTTTGACTGTCAGGGTTGCCGACGGCCAATATAGGGTTGTGCTCACCCGTTGCGGTATTGGCGAACGCGGTAAGGGTAGGCATAGGCATACCGGGCGTTTCTTCCAAGATTATAAGCATATCCTTGCGGTGGAAACCCTGTGCCTTAGTCGTTGAATCGCTAGATGCCTCCACGCCCGCGACGAAACCCTCGGCCATCCATGAATCTTTGTAAGGCCCTTTTACATCGGCGTAAAGCGTTAATTTGTTCTTTTGAGCGTTCGGCCTTATCGCCAAAAACTTTGAAAACGAACGGCCTATTTCGCTCCAAAGATGCAATCTTAACTGGTCTTGCTTTGGCGCGGAGGTTACGACCAGCGAATTTTCCCAACAGTCCAAAAACCAAAAGACGATCCGGGAGAGGATATAAGTTTTGCCCGTTCCCGTGCCTGACATGACCCCTACCCACTTGTTTTGGGCTACGCCTGACCACAATTCAAAAAGCGGGTTTTTTGTGCCATCCCATTTGTGTTTTTTATAGGTTTTTTCATCGAAAAGTTCCCATAAAACCGCTTCCGGCTTTTCTCCAAACCGTTCCGAAAGCCACAAAGCGGGGTCTTTTCGCCAAGCCGCGAACTTGGCCTCCAGCGCTTCGGCTTCTTTCCGTTCCGCATCTTTGCGTTCCAAGCGGGCCAGCTTCTCTATTTTAAGCCGCCTCAAAAAGTCTTTTTCGTTATCTGTCATAATGCAAATATACGTTTTTGGGGCGGTCAAAAAAAGCCTATCGTTTGCCCGATGTCAGGCAAATGATAGGCGGTTTTGTGGTGAAAATATTTTTTAAAATCAAAAAACCCTCCGCGAAATTCGCAAAGGGTTTTTGATATATTTATGCAAAAATAGACTTATTTGAATTTTTTGAGCAGCTCGTCGTGCAGCCGCCGGGCAAAGAACTTTTCTTTTTCTACCCAGTTGCGGGCTTGCACAAAGACGGGTTTCCAAAGAGGCCGGGCGGGGATGTTCATTTTTTTGCTCCCAAATTCATGGATAGCCGCTATACTCCAAACCTCTTTACCGTTTTTATACTTCGTATCCCGAAAAACCCCTGCCATCGCCCGGTGGCCTTCCACGCGGCTAGTAATCGCTTGGAAGTAGGTGCTGGTGGCGATAAGCGTTTTTTCTGATTGCCCTTTTTTTAGTTTCCTTTTTAGCGTTTTTTCTTTCAGCGCGGGCCAATCGCTAGGCTGCGATTGCATCATTTTCACTGCCATACCCTCGGCTTTTAGGCCGAATTGCATCAAACTTTGTTTGTTAATCCTATCCGCCTCCGCCGGGAACTGACTAACAAGCTGCCGAACCTTATCCCAATCGCCGAATTTTTGGAAATGCGGCTTATCAAAAACGCCAAACTTTGCCATTATTCCCTATTCCTCCTAAGCGAATCTTCCCATTCTTTATTGAAATAATGCACGCTGTCTATCTTATAATAAAGCCTGTCGAGTTTCATGTCCGTTTGATTGCTTTTGCGGTTCAAATCCTCTATTTTACTGTCTATATAATAGTCGATTTTGTTATGTATAATGCTATCCGATTCCATTAAATCAATAAAATAACGCTGATAAAGCACCCTATCCGATTGCCGCTGGTCGTTCATTATCTTCATCGTCAGGTTTATATTGCTGATTGCCACGGCCAATTTTTCGTAACTCCCTGCAATATCGGCGTTTTGCTCGTTTACTTTGTTCATTACGCGCCTATAATAGTTTGCATCGCCGCTGCTTAACGATACATAGCAAAAGACAACAACAACAAAAGCCACATATAAATAGCGGAAATTCTCTATTGATTGTTCTAATTTCTTGAAAAATCTAAGCATAATGGTAGCGGTTTTGTGATTATATTAACGCAAAAACGCGGTTTAATGTATAAAACCGCGTTTTTGAGTTTCCTATGTTATGCTGTTGAAATAATCGAACAGTTCCGCGTTGCTGTTTATGCCCAATTCAGTCCTCTGTACTGGGTTTATATGCAGGTAGCTTATCAAAAGCCTGTCATTGCTGAAATAAATAACAATAAAATTGTCGGATACATTGTGGCTTATCCTGTTTAGCTGCGATTTAAAGATAATCGAAGGCATAAAATTGCCGTCGTCTGATTGCACCACTACTTTCGATGCGTGGTTTGTTATCGTTATCATATTGCTATTTTGAACCCGTAGGCTTTGATGTTGAAAACAGATACGGTTGAAATATTGTCTTTGATGTCGAAGGCCAATGTATCGCTGCTCCCTCCCCTTAATTTAAGCCCCCAAAAGAAACCGAAACGCTGCCGCAGGTCAAGTTCCGGAAAGTAGGTATCTTGCCCGGCACCGCCCGCAATATCGGCAATCCAAGCCGCCGATCCGCTGCCGAAACCTTTGCCCGCCGTCGCCGAGCGGAAAAAGTCCAAATTGGTTTTCAAGGTCTGGTCGATTATGCTTTTTCCCGATTGTTGCGAAAAATAATAAAAGTCGATTCCGTTAGCGAGTTCGGGCAAAGCGCCGAACCTATCCAACCTTGCGCCCGGCGCCGATATTTGAACCGTTACGGAACTTATATAAAGATGATAGCCCGTTTCCTGCAAGATGCTGAATGTTTGGGGAGCAGCCGCGCTGGCGTTCACTGCCATATTAGATGACCCCGCCGCGTTTCTGAAAAAGGCCGCGAATGGTATCGGGTTTCCGGCTTCGGCAATAGGGGGCCGGGAATGTATCGCCACATCCAAAGCCCCGTCTTTGTCGATATTGGCCGCGTTGTCCGTGCCGCGACCGTCTTTTAATTTGGCGTTTACCATCGCTTATTTCACAAAACAGATAACCTCTACGCAAACGGAAAGGGCTGCGGAAGGCTTCACGCTTATACTTACCGCATCGTTGCGGCCCAAAATCAAAGCCCCGTCGTATTCTTGGATAGAATGACCCGGCGCATGGCCTTGGAAGTTGCTTAATTGATAGCCGCCCGTGGCCGTTTTGCCGTCGCCGCCAAGATAAGCAAGGCCCTCAAATTCGTTGGAACTTGACAGGTTTAGCGAGGCTTTCAACGCCGGTGTCGCGTCCGTAATGATAGTGCCGGCGGTGGGGTTCGCGGTAACAAGGCATTGCATAGTTACGTCCATCGCCAAGCCGCCGCATACCCTTATTTTTTCTACAAACAAGTTTTCGCCGGAAGTGTTTTTGAAGTAAAGGATTTGGTTTTGAATCGCCGTATTGGTAAGGTTCACAAAGCCCGTGTTAAGCACGTAAGCGTCGCCGTGTCTGTCGCTTTCAAAAGCTATCTGTTTTATCGTCAATGATTCGGTAAGAACCATGTTTTCGCTGTTCACAGCCGCGCTAAACCCTTTGCCCGTGCCGTCTTTTATAGTTGTTTCCATGATATTATTCCGCTATGTTTTTGAGTAAAAAATTCATTTCCCGTAATTGTTCGTTGATATTGTTCAAAACCATCAAAATAGCATAGTCCAAGCTGCTGCCCGCCCCCGGTATCGCTCCTATTGCCGCTATTATTTCGTCTTGTTTTGTTACCGTTGCGGGGTCGCTAGGCGTTTTTGAATCTATACTAGAAACATTTGCGGAAATATCGCCTGTATCCGTCGCTATGCTGGCCGTATTTGTTACAATCGTTCCCGTATCGGTAAGGATATTCGCCGTATTGCCCGCTATATTGCCCGTATCGCCTAAAATCGCCGTCGTATCGGCCAAAATCAAGCCCGAATTTGTGGAAATAACGCCCGTATCGGTAAGGATTCCGGCCGTGTTTGTTGATATTAACCCCGTATTTGTTTCTATTGCCGCAGTATCGGCCAAGATGCCCGCCGTATCGGTTGCGATGTTTCCCGTATCTGCGGAAATATCTGCGGTATTGTTTGCCGCCGCCAAAGTGTTTGCGGAAATAGCCGCCGCATCCGTTTCAATCGCGGCCAAACTTACCGCCGAGGCTTCCGTCGCTATCTGTATAGCCGCGTTCGATGCCTCCAAAACGGACAAATCGACCGTGCCGCCGCCCGCTCCTTCGCCTAAAAAATAGCCGTTCAAAAGGTAGTAATCGCCAAGTTCCTTCGCGTTCGCCGTGCCGTGATTGTCGGTTATCTCTTCGAATTTTACGGCCAAAAGGGCTGTATGCTCCGCGAAAAACGATAATTCGTTGCGGGTTGAATCGCTCGTTACGTTCGTAAGCCCGTGGAGCGTAGTTTTGTCGCGCGTAATATAGCTTTTGCCCTCCCCTATTTTCGTAACTATTGCCATATTATCCGATGTTTTTTGTCAGTTTTTTCTTGATATGGAATTTGGCCAAAACTACCCTGTCGGTGCTTATTTCTTTCAACGGCCCGACGAAATTAACGCCTATAATGTCATATTCCACGCCGTCAAGTTTCACGGTATCCAAACCCGCCAATACGTTTATCTTCGTTTGCGTGGCCAAGGATGCGGCTGTCAAGTCCTTCAAAGCGCAAAGAACATAGCCCTCCGAAAAGTCCGCGCTGCCGTGTTGGAAGATATTGTTTTGTGCGTTTGTTCCCGTCTTTTCGGCCACGGGCAAACACCTTACCGCCGTTTCGGTGGAAGTATATTGCACCGAAACATCTTCGTTGAAAACAGGCAAAGCCCGCTTTTTTATCTGAAAAGCTGCGGTATATTGAAAGAAAGTATCGTACAAATCGGAAAAGGCCGCGAAAATATCCGTCCTATCCGATGCGGCTAACTGGTCTGCCATCGGTTTATTCTTTTTGGTTCAAAGATTCCATTATTATCTGTTTTGGCAAAAAACCAAAACAAAAATAACTGCTTGCAAATGTTGGCCGGCCTATCTCTTTGTTGTTTTGATTATAGTTTATACGTTTGTCAAACATCAAAAGCTGCAAATCTTTTTCCGAAAAAAGCCGCATCGGCGCTGCATCGTTAAGCCAAGTATTGCTCATTATCAATGCGAACGGCTTATTGAATGACAAAGCCCGCTCAAATATCTTTGCTTTGTTGGTAAAAGGCGGGTTTGAAACGATAATATCCCATCTTTCTTTTGGTTCAAAGCTATAAAAATCCTCCCCGTTATCTATATGCGAACAGATAACCTTGTTTGTTTTGCTTATTTCACTGACAAAAAAACTTTCTTTTTTATCAAAAGGACACCAAACAACCGCCCCGGAAGGGATATATTTCAATATAGGCTTCACGGCGTAAAGAGGCGTATAACATTCGTCGTTTGCCCCTTTGGAATAAAGTATTTTATCTGATTTAAGCATACTGTTTTAAACGAAAAAGCCCGCTATATGGGTATATAGCGGGCTTTAATATGCCTTTTTTCAGCACCTCCTAACGATAAAAGGCGGTATAACGTCGTAATCCTCGCAATCGCAAAAAGGCAGATTGATAGCAAGCCCCTGTTTTAGATTAATCGCTTTGGCTTTTTCGCAGATTGATTGTTTTAAATCGGCGATAAGCTGGTCGGTTTTCAGCAAGATAGCCGAGCCTTCGTCGGCTTTTGCGTAGCCAAATTCCGTTTCCACTACGTCCGCTTTGGCTTTTTTCAACTGTTTTGCACCGCTTCCCGAACCGCTGCCGGTAACACCGCCCGCCCCTTCCACGGCCTTCCGAACCAATAATTGATAGGCCGTATAATCGGCTATCATCATCCGTTCCAAAGGCGTATAATCGCCTTCCACCTCCACCTGCAAATCCGTTTTCAATAGGTAAGGTTGGAAATAATAGAAAGATTCCGTTTTGAAACTCTCTATTTTCGCGTCTATGTCCGTGGCGAACGGCAAGCGGTTTTTTACAAGGTCGGTTATCGGCGCTAGTGCCATCGGTTTGCGGGTTTATTCGTTAGGGTCTAAATCCATGCGGCGTTTTGACCTGCCGTTAATCTTCGCGGGTGCTTCGCCGCTTTCCGTTTGCCCGTTTTCGGCCTCTAATTGCCCGTTTGCGGGGCTTTCGCTGCTTTCTTGGGTATCGGGAAGGACGGAATCGAAATAAGCCTTTGCGGGGCTGTTTTCGGGCTTTGCTTTTTCCGTTTTTTCAACGATTTCGATAAGCCCGTTTTTGCGGTGTTTTTCTATCTCGTTTGCGGTAACAACATCGTTCACGATGACAACCGCGCTGCCTTTGTGGTACAGTTTGCCCTTTATCTCGACAATACCGTGTACTTTTATTTTGTATAGCATAGCCTTATTTTTTAGGTTTTGCGTTTGTGGCCACGGTAACGGGTTTTTTTGCGAGCAAAACGCCGTCCTTTGCACCGTCGGGCTTCCCGTGCGTCTTGTTAAGCCAGCCGCCTTTCCATGCCTCATCCACCAGTTTAGATTCTTTCCCGTCTTCGATTTCTATACATTCTCCCGGCCTTAAATTGATAACCGCGTCTGTAAAATTTCCTGCTCCTGTGTTTGTGAAAAACATATTTTTGTTGTTTAAGTTTTAAAAAAAGGGCGGCAAAAAGCCGCCCTTGCACACTTTTTTTTACTCTCCTTAGAACCCTGATTTGAATGTTTCCAAGCGCCTTGCTTCGTAATCCATTGTGGAAGGGAAAGGTGTCGATGCAAACGTAACCGATTTATCGAGCAGCACAGCAGAAGAGCGCAACTGCCTATAAAACCCGCTGAAAAAACTCATAAAAACCTCGTCGGTTTGGCGTGAAGGGTCGCGCCGCGTTTCGAGTTTCATACCGCCAAGCTGCATCCTTCGCATAGCGTTTCTTGAATCAAAGATAAGCACCATGTCAGGATCGGGCAGGTTGTATTGATCGTACCTTAAAAGGCCGGAATAGCTTTGCAGCGTCTTGCGGTCCCTGTTGGGCAAGGATTGGTTCAAATCTTGCAAGGCGTTGGCTTTGCTGCCGATTACCGTATTGGCCGCAAAGCCCAGCCCGTCAAGTTGGCCTGTTACGTTGTCGATGTCGAACTCTTTGAATCCGTCAGCGGTTGCATCCACGCCCACTACCGCAGTGCTTTCCGAGCCGTCAGATTGTTCGCCGTTGAGCAAATCTTTTGGTATCGGCAAGCATGAAAGTTTGTCGCTAGGGGCGGCTTTGCAAAAATCTTTTGGCGTATCTATGTCGGAGATTCTAGGGGATTTGGGCTTCCGGACAGACAAGCACTCTATTGGCGATATTTTGAAGGTTTCCGGATTCAATAGGGAGGATACCACGTTGGCCAAACTTGTAAGCGAGCGCTCAAGTTTCGGGAATATGCAAAGGCTTGACAAC